TACCATAAATTTTTTATCATCAAAATCAGATGCTGCAAAATTAGAATTAGTTATAGAACTAAAATTATCCAGTAAGACTATATCCTGTTCACCTATACCATGATCTCCACTAAAAGTTATTGTAACAGATGTTGATCCGTTGGTCGTGGTAAATGCGCTTGTAAGCGTTGTCGTAGATTTAATAGGATGTATATCGTAATACACACCACCAGAAAATGCATATAGAATTCTGTTTGTGCCAATGATCGCATACTTTCTGGCTTTACTATTTACAAAATGATGAAGTCCTCTACCTGCTCCTGTAAGAGCATCATCGCCTAACTGTTTCCAACCACCTATTTTTTCAGGAGTGCCATATCTAAAACGTACATTATCACAATCAATCCACTGACCTTCTGCAGTTGTTGCTGTAATTTGTTTATTTATACCAGGTTGAAATCCTATTTTTTGTAACACATTTACCTCGCATTTGTTGGAACACCGTTAGAATTTACAAGAGGGCTCTCCGCAAAAGCTAAATAAATATAGGTATCTCCAGATTTATTAACACCTTTATCAGAATCAATAGGTTTAAATCCATTTGATAAAATTCTTAATCTATTAATAGTACCCTCTGTTTGTGCTAAATCTGCAAATAAGTATTCATTATCATCATTAAAACCTTGTCTTCTATTGTCGTGTATGAACCAACTATCCGCAGTCGTTGTGTTCTTGTATAATACCCAAGCTGGACGAAAGCCGGTGTAAATAAATGGTCCATCGCTAGAACCGTTGCCAATATACGAAGAAAATTTTGAGTAGCCCTTAATTTCACTAAACAGATAAGCAATAAATGTATCACTAGATCCATTAATATCTCCAGCAGTATCTACTGTAAATACAGAGGATGTTGGTTCTGTGTTTGCAAAATATGGCTCATAAGTACTTCCTGTACTTGTACCATTTAAAGCAATATATTTTGTTGCACCTCTTGTTACATGATAAACTATCCAATCTGATGTTGAATTTCTTCTTTTAAAAATCATTACTTTAGGCACAGCTCCTAATCCATGACC